ATGACATGGTGCTACCTATACTATTCCGGGTTTGATTAAGTCTACGTTTTCAATAAAGTCTTCGACAGTCGGCACTGCTGATTGCATAGGAGTCTGTTCATTGGTAGGCGCAGCACCATAACGCGGCGTTCGAGCCGCTTCTTGGCTTGACCTTGCTTGCATCTGTTCGGTCATAAGAATTGACGCCGCATCGTTTTTCCTAAAGTTTCCTGCCAGCAACATAGCACCTTCGTTGGCTTTCTTGCCCCTACGCCTCGCCAATATAGGGTCTGTGACGGTGGATTCCTGCCCAGACAAAAACACCTTACGAGCGTTCTCATCATCAAGAGCAGCCATATCATCGCCGCCATCCCTGTACATCATGCCAGCCGTCAAGTAACGAGCAGCTTCAATGTTAGCTTGCGCAACATTAGGCTGTACATTTTCCCTATATTTTTCAACAACTTCCCTAGTGGATGCTAGTCTTTGAGCAGCGTCAATGACATTTTTTCGCTCTTCATCGCTGGCATTCGCAGCAAAAGACTTAATAGACTCTTGTTCATTTGGCTCTAACTTGGCGTATTGTTCAGGCGGCAAGCCATAAAGGTAATCTGGAATAAACGGGATTGTTGTTCCGCCTTGTCCCGGAGGAGTAGCTAAAGGAGCTTCCTCTTCAGGAGCAGTTTCCATCATAGGCTCTTCAGTAGGCATTTGAGCCTTCATCTCTTCGTATTTCGTAGCAACAATTTTTGCATAAGCTTCATTGGCCTCAGGGCTCTCATTCCCATGCCACTTCTTTGCAATGTTGTATATATTTATCTCTTCGCTGTCAGGTATGTACAAAATCTTTTGTTGCAGAGCTAAGTGAGCGAGGGTTTGGTAGTATTTTTCGTGGTCTTCCCTACTTATTGTGCCAGTTTTTGTTGGGCCATAAACTTCTGGTTCTAATTTCCTTCCGTCAACAACCTTTCTGCCTAAGCTAAGGTTTCTTTTGCTTTTGGAGTCTAATATTAATTTTGCAAGGTAGTCTTCAAATCCGTCAGGAACGTCAATACCTGAAGCTTCTGACAACCCATTTATGTCTTCTTGAACATCTTCCATAAGACCGTATTGAATTTGATACGGCCCAAAGGCAGAATTTTCACCCTTTTCAAATATATACGGGTATCCCGGAGTACCCTTCCACTCTTCGTGAGGCATTTCTTTTGCCTCTTTCAAAGTGTTTAAGATTAGATTTCTTTCAGACAATTCCATTAGAACATCCCTACTTGTATAACACGCCGCCGCCTTCAAGGACGCTGCCACCGCCAAGACGCCTAGTACGCCTACGATACTGCTCCGGTGTTTCCCCCGGAAGCATTTCAGAAGGTGATACAATCTCTTGCTCAGGTTCTGGAGCAGGGGCTGGAGCTGGAGCTTTTTCTTGACCGCCACCTTGACGCTCATCCCTTCGGCCTGAAACGATAACATCTTTTGTTAGGTCATAACCTCTACCAATCGGGTCATAATCAGCTTGTCCGGTATAAGTCTTGCCAAATCTACCTTGAGAAACAACGCCTACCGTCCTTCCTCTTTCGTCTTGCACGGGCGTTCCTCCAGCTCGCAACGCTGCTTTTTGGGCATCGCGGCTAACCGTACCCATGGTTTTTATTCCAATCGCGGCTAATGAAGGAACTACCATTCCCTTGTCAGCAGCTACTTGCCTGTCATATATTTCTTGGTACGCGCCTGTCCTAGCTTTTTGCTGCTCCATCGCTACGCCAGTTTTTGCTCTACTAGCTTTTGGCCCAACAACTTGACCACTTCTTGCGCCGCCGCCGCCTGCACCACCGCCCATATCTTAACTCCTATCCATTCAAAATATGTTTTCCGACACGGCCAGTTTCAGTCCTTAGCCCAAAGCATCGGTCATAGCCTAGGTACATGAAGTACCGCTTCAATTCCTTAAATGTGAATAATACATCTTCTTTGCCCGAAAGGCAAATAAAGTCAATTATCCACGGGTCTGGCCCTTGCCCGTAAAATCCATCGGCAGGAAACATATTCAACATCTTGTATGTGAAAATGTGTTGTTCTTCTGGAAAAGCCCATGTGACAAGCGCAATAGGCTTATTGTTTTTCCAGACAATTAAAAACTGCTGTAAATGCAACGGAGGCGCTATACATCTCTCATAATCTTCTTCTTCCCAGTTCCTATGGTAAGGACTTCTGGAAAGTAGGCTGTGAACAGCCAAGTTTATCATGACAGGGTTTTCTTCAAACCCCAAACACGTTGTAATCATTCATAGCTACCTGTTGTGGAGGTTTAGTAAAGTTAGCGCGGTTTTCTAGCCCAATAGCTAAATACCTAAACGCATCAGCCGCGTGGCTGGTAAAGTCATGGTGAGGATGGTCGCGGAACACTTTCCGTCTTTCATCCCATTCCTGACGGTATTCGCGCAGAAGGTCTACACCCTCTTGGCACTTATCCCTGTCAAAGTAGCATTTAGGGATTAGCATTCTGGCTGCGTTAATCCCATCAGCTACCTTCATCTTCTTAATTACTCTGAATTTGATTCCGAGCGAGTAAGCCGTTTCCAAGCGGCTTTTGCCCGAACCAAGCTCGCGCACTTCAATGTCGTGAGGAGCGAGGTGGTCGCCGTAATTATAATCTTTCTTTGAGAGTATATCTGCGTAATGGTTGAGGCCAACCCCAGAACTTTCGTAATAATCGATAACATTGACCGCACCTCCTCTGAATATTTGCGCGAACCAAATAGCTGTTGCATCGTTAACACCTAAGTCCCACGCCGTATGCACCGGATACATTGGGTCGTAAGGCACTCTGGTTATTCTACCATCTTCATCAGCTTGAGCCAACAGCTTCCCGTAGTAAGCGCCAATAATAGCCGCAGTGAACGAACATTCAAATTCCTGCTCGTAATGCTCAGGGGTCATAGACAACTTAGCTGCCTTTAATTCTTCTTCCTTAACAATCCCTGTCTCGCTGGCACGGCAAACCTTGTAATACCAGTCTTTAGAGCCATTCTCCATTTCAGACTTAGCAACTTCCAGCATATCAAAAAAATGGTTATGTCCGGCTGGCGTGCCTAAAAAGCAAGCTGAACCCTGCCTGTCGGAAAGAGCTGGTCTAACAACCTCTCCCCATACCCTTGGGTTCTGCATACCAAATTCGTCAAAGATACATTCGTCTAAATAAATCCCTCTAAGCGAATCCGGATTCTCAGCGGATAGCAGCATGATTCTCCCGCCATTAGGAAAGTCAGCCCGTAATTCTGTTTCGTTAAACGTCACCCCCGGTATAACCCCGGCATAATGTTTGACATAATCCCAAGCAATCCGTTTAGCCTGAGCAAAGGTAGGGGCAACAAACGCTGTCCTAGGCCGTGGTAATTGGCAAGTAAGGGTAGTCTTAATTAACTGATTAACCGCCCATACCGTTTTACCAAAGCGTCTGTGCATCACCAGCACGTTCCAGCGCCTCAAGTCTTTGTGCATATCCGCCTGTAACGGACGCGGCTTGTAGGGTATCTTAACGTCTACCATTAAGCTTATCTATCTGGCCTAGCACATCAATATGAATCCGCCAAAAGTAATTACCAATCTTTAGAAATGGTTTTGCCACAACCAAGCTTAACTTAGCCTTACGCCGTAGCATCTTCAACTGCTTGTCTTCCATCACTCTGTCTCCCACAAAATACGAACAGTACCATCACTGACCTCAACGCCAGCACGGTTCTTCTGCTCACCGTAACGCTCAGGCATAGCTACCTTAGCCTTCCATCGAACGTGCGCCCCGTAATCCCTAAGCACATTAGGGTCATAGGACTTACGCCCCTCTAACGCATTCATGTAAATCTCGTCAAGCTCATCTAAGGCTCTCTCAGCGCTTTGCGCTCTTGCAGCATATACCCTGCCCTCCAGCTCTTTATCAGCGCCCATGCGCTTGTAAAAGCCAGCACGGGATACGCCAATGTCCTTGCAAGCCTGCATCAGGCTGTAACCGTCTTCCAGCATTGATACGACTTGTTCTGTGCGTGATTTGGTTATCTTAGTCATGCTTGCTCCGTGTGTGTAGGTAATAGGTATTTAACACAGAAAACGCGCGCCCGTGCGCGAGGGGCATGGTCGGGTCTGCGCATCCCCCCCGTACCATCTTGGATGCCGTGGGTAATCATGCCTTGTATCCGTTCCGGTACTGTCTGCCGTATGTAATATATATATATTACTATGCAATGCCGCGCGTGGTTGTGTCTCTTTCAATGTGTATAAAAATGCTTCACCATCCATTTAATCACC